AAAGATAGGTTAGGTAATGAATTAAAAAGCGCTGATAACTATCTTGCGTTCACTAATAAAAAGATAAGAGGGACTAAAGGCACTTTCAATTATTCTTGCAGTTTAAAAGAAATTGAAAAAACTTTATTTGATATAAAGGGACTTAAAGCAGATGACCCTAAGTTATATCAATCACTTATCGCAAAATATAACAAACCAAGTACGGCACAAGTTATACAAGCCGATTTGAAACGTGTTAAATAAATTTTATAAATTTATTAAACGAATATTTGGGGCGAGTAAATCGCCCCAAGTATTAAAAGTTAAACCTTTAAGCAAAATCAATGGAATTAATAAAAAGATATAAAGGTTATAATATAACTATTAAGGGGTTAAGGGTTGAGTGCAATAATGGAACAGACTTTATAATTTTGACCCTTGCCCCTATAAAAAACAAATCAAGTAAGTATATAAATAATTTTATTTATAAATCTATAAACCACAGATTAAAACAATTCCAATAACAATAGAGGTACCACAGAAAACCCAAAACGAAACACAACCACAAATTGTATTTGTGGGGCAAAAAGACTATGTATCTTAACAATGACCTAAACTTGCAAGAAATTCTCACGTAGTGTAGTCTAAAACGATTAAGGGGACCCAAAAAAAGGGACCCAAAATGAACTGATTTCTATGGTCGATAAAGAATTATTAACAACAGATCAACTGCGTTTGAGGCTCGAAAAGACGTGGTTACATCATATTAAACTATGTCAGGATAACTTCTTATATTTTGTTAAGAATGTTTGGCCTGATTTTATTTGTAGAACTGATAGTGATCCTGAGAAATGGGGGCACCATCAGCATATAGCTTACGAGTTTACTAAAATCAAAAACGACAGTTCGGGGCGATTAATTGTTAATATGCCACCGAGACATACAAAATCTGAGTTTGCTTCTATTTACTTTCCTGCTTGGTACATTGGTAATTTTCCTAAAAAGAAGATAATGCAGGTATCGCACAATGCAGAACTATCAGCTAGGTTTGGTGCTAAGGTAAGAAATTTAATTGATAGCAAGGAGTATAAAGAAATCTTTGGAGATGTTAAACTAAGAGAAGATAGTAAGGCTAAAGGCCGATGGGAGACAAATCACGGGGGTGAATATTTTGCAGCGGGGGTAGGCGGTTCTATCACAGGACGAGGGGCGGATTTACTTATTATCGACGATCCACATACCGAACAAGATTCTTGGTCGGACTCAGCAATGGAAAGAGCGTTTGATTGGTATCTCTCAGGACCAAGACAACGTCTTCAACCTAAAGGCTCAATTGTACTTGTAATGACACGTTGGGCCGAGGACGATTTGACAGGAAGACTTATTAAATCACAATCGGAACCTAAAGCAGACAAGTGGGCACATATTTCTTTTCCTGCAATTTTAGAAGATAACAATCCTGTGTGGCCTGAGTATTGGTCAAGAGAAGAATTAGAAAAAGTTAAAGCTTCGTTGTCCGTGAGAAATTGGTCGGCTCAGTATATGCAAGAACCTACGTCTGAAGAAGGAGCCATCTTGAAACGTGAGTGGTGGATACCTTGGAAAGGAGAACTACCTCCTTTGAAACACGTAATACAATCTTACGATACTGCGTTCAGTAAAAAAGAAACTGCGGACTATTCTGCTATTACGACTTGGGCAGTATTCACGCCTCACGAAGGTGGGCCTGATGCAATTATGTTAGTTGATGCTATAAGAGGTAAATTTGATTTTCCTGAATTGAAAGCTGTCGCTTTAGAACAATACAAATATTGGGAACCTGAATCCACTATCATTGAGGCAAAGGCCACGGGTCAACCATTAATACAAGAATTACGTCGAATGGGTATACCGGTTATGGATTATGTACCTTCAAAAGGCAGAGATAAGTTTTCACGTGTAAACGCAGTTGCACCAATTTTTGAAAGCGGACAAGTTTATTATCCTGAAGGAGAGAAATTTTCTGAAGAAGTTATTGAGGAATGTGCTGCATTTCCTCACGGAGAAAATGACGATTATGTTGATAGTACCACTCAGGCTATGCTAAGATACCGACAAGGATATTACGTTTCAACCTATTCTGATGAAGAAGAAATTGAAAAGTATAAAGAAAAGAAGTATATATATTATTAGGAGAACATATGTCAAAATTTAAAAAAAGATTGAAAAGAGCTGCTAAAGTTGGAATAGGTTTAGGCGCTGCTTATGCTTTAATGGGGGCTAAGAAAGATATGGCTAAAGATCTTATTTCAGGAAAAGACTCTGAAGTAGGAGCAATAGCTGCAACTAAAAAAGCACCTGTTAGAATAGCAAAATTAGGGGAGTCTGATGCAATTGAAGCAAAACCAAAAGCATTAACAACTTTAGAAAAAAGAAAATCATTTAGACACGGAAGAAATAGAGGTAAAGGTTCTAAATCAATTGGCTTATCTATGGAAGACGTAAGAGCAAGAAATAGATCCTTTAACGAAAAATTAAAAAATGTTAAAGGTGAAAGATACTCTCTACTTGGTTCTATGGGTTTTAGTCAAGGTAAGATGATTAAAGCTAAAGGTGGAAAAGAAATCGTAGGTAAAAAAACTAAACTATTTTAATGGCTGAAATAGAAAAAATAACAGAGACTTTAGAAGATCCTAAAGTTGAAGAAGAGGTTGTTGTAGACATCGTTAATCCTGAAGAGACAAAGGAGACATCTCCCATCTCTGAAGCATTAAACGCTGAGGCAGAGTTTTATAAAAACATTGCTGAGGATATGGATGAGCGAGTTCTACAACGAATCTCAAAACAACTTATCGATGATTACAAGAGAGATAAAGTTTCTAGAAAAGATTGGGAAGAAGGATACAGAAACGGTTTAGACTTATTAGGTTTCAAGTATCAAGAGATGACAAGACCGTTTAAAGGTTCTGCATCAGTAACACATCCGCTATTGGCAGAAGCTGTTACACAATTTCAAGCGCAAGCATACAAAGAATTAATTCCAAGTGATGGTCCTGTAAGAACAAAAGTTATGGGATCTGAAACTACAGCTAAAGTTGAACAAGCAGGTAGAGTTCAAGAGTTTATGAATTATATGTTGATGGAGAAAATGGAAGAATATACTCCTGAGATGGACCAATTATTATTTTATTTACCACTAGCAGGTTCAGCATTCAAAAAAATTTACTATGATGAAGTAATGCAAAGAGCAGTTTCTAAGTTTGTACCTGCTGAAGACTTAGTTGTACCTTACTATTCTACAGATTTAATGGATTGTGAGCGTATAACACACGTTATCAAGATGACAGATAACGAAGTTTTGAAAAAACAAAAGGCAGGTTTCTACAGAGACATAGAATTAAAACCATCAACACCGGAAAAAACAGACATTCAGAAAAAATATGACGAACTTGAAGGTGTTACACCAACAGGTGACAAGCAATATACACACAATATTTTAGAAATGCACATTGATTGCAACTTAGATGACTTCGAATACGAAGAAAAATCTAGAGAAATCAAAGTTCCATACATTATTTCTATCGATGAAGGCTCAGGTGAGATACTTTCTATCTATAGAAACTACGATATGGAAGATCAAATGAGAAAAAGAAAAGATTATTTTGTACATTTCAAATTTTTACCAGGTTTAGGCTTCTATGGTTTTGGTTTAATCCATATGATTGGTGGATTATCACGTACAGCTACGCAAGCTTTGAGACAATTACTTGATGCAGGCACACTTTCTAACTTACCTGCAGGATTCAAGAGCCGTGGAATTAGAATCAGAGATGATGATCAGCCATTTCAGCCAGGTGAATTTAGAGATGTGGACGCTCCAGGTGGAAATATTAGAGATCAGTTCCAAATTTTACCATTTAAAGAGCCATCAGGCACATTATTTCAATTATTAGGCTTTGTTGTTGGTGCAGGTCAGAGATTTGCAGCCATAACTGATATGAGTATCGGTTCAGATGAGCAAAATAGAGCTGTTGGAACGACAATGGCACTATTAGAGCGTGGATCTAGAGTAATGTCAGCGATTCATAAGCGATGTTACTACGCAATGAGGAAAGAATTTAAGTTATTATCTAATATATTCAAAATATATCTACCACCTATCTATCCATACTCAGTATATGGTGCAGAAGCAGCTGTTAAAGTACAAGATTTCGATGATAATGTAGATGTTATCCCAGTTGCTGATCCAAATATCTTTTCAATGGCGCAAAGAGTTACAATGGCTAACGAAAGTTTAAAAATTGCTTTATCAAATCCACAAGTTCACAATATTAAGGAAGCATATCGTAGAGTTTACGAAGCATTAGGTACAAAAGATATAAATCAACTTTTAATACCTGATGAAAAGCCTATGCCAAAGGATCCGGCTACAGAAAATACAGATTCATTAAGAATGAAACCACTATTTCCGTTTCCACAACAAGATCATAACGCACATATCAATGCGCATAGAGCGTTTATGGCTACAAGAATGGTGCAAATAAATCCTGCCGTATATTCAGCTTTACAGGCACACATTTCTGAGCACGTAAGTTTAAAAGCACAGGGTGAAGTAGGTGCGTTGATAGCAACAGATCCACAAATGCAATCTATGATGCAAACGGATCCTCAAGGTGCACAAATACAAATAGATTCAATGGTTGCGAATAGAGTTTCAATTTTAACACAAGAACTTGCGCAAGCAGAAGGTTCAACAAATCAAGATCCATTAGTTGCATTGAAGCAAAGAGAACTAGATTTAAAAGCTATGGACCTTCAAAGAAAAGCAACTGAAGGTATGATGAACTATGATTTAAAAGAAAATCAAATTGAAGAGAAACTAGATATAGAAAAAATGAAATTAGAAAATGCTGAAGAACAGCATAAGGAAAGAATTAATGTAGCTAAAGAAAAAATAGAAATACAAAAAGGAAAAAATGCCCCTAACAAAAAAAGGTAAAAAAATAAAAAAATCTTTTGATAAACAGTATGGTAAAGATGCTGATAAAGTTTTCTATGCTTCAATAAACAAAGGAACTTTAAAAGGTGTTGAAAAAGCAGCTAAAGGTGGAGGCGTTGACTATAGTTCACAGGATTTAGAAGAACAAGCAGCTATCGATAGAGGTGAGCCAACAGCTCAAATGACAACTCAAGAAAGAGATGATCAAGGTTATGGATCAGGGCAAACTACAACATATGGTACTAAACCTAATAAACCAACTTTAAAACAAAGAGCTGTTACTACAGGACAAAATTTAGCTGGACAATACTTAACAAACAAAGTTTTTGGCGTACCAGGTATTATGTATGATTTTGCTGTAAAACCATTAGCAAAAAAAATGATGGATATGAATCAAAAAAGAGAAAAACAAGTAGTAGCAAAAACTGTAAAAACTCCAACTACAAAACCACCAATACCACCTACAACAGATAATGATGGGGGAGGTGTTCAACCAATTTTAAAAAAGAAACCTATTATTCAAACAGCAAAAGTTCAAAAACCTGTGTTTGATGCTAAATCTTTTTTTCCATTTAGAACATTGAGAGATGGAGGAGGAGTGAAATCAGGACCACCACCTAAAAGTGGACCTAACTCACAAATTCCACCAATTAAAATGAGAAACGGTAAAATGACAAAAACATATAAGTTCTCTTGTCCGTCTAGACCTGACGGCATAAGAGGAATGGGCAAAGCGTTAAGAGGTCATAAATTTACAGGAGTTAAATAATGTGGTTACAAGCAATAAAATTAGCAGCACAAGCTGGATCTAAGATATACGCAAATAGACAAAAAGCAAAAATGGCAATGTCTGAAGCACAATTATTACACGCCGAAAAACAAGCTCGAGGTGAGGAAGCTTACCAAGGAAAATTACTAGAAGCTAGACAATCAGACTGGAAGGACGAGGCCGTACTTTTAATCCTTTCAGCCCCTATAGCTGTGCTTGCTTGGGCGGTGGTATCTGACGACCCAACTGCAATGGATAAAGTAAAATTATTCTTTGAATATTTCTCGACACTTCCGAGCTGGTTCACAAATCTGTGGATTCTTGTAGTGGCGAGTATTTACGGAATAAAGGGTACTCAAATCTTCCGTAACGGAAAAAAATAGTTGGTTTATATAAATAAAATGTTACATACCTATTATGATAAGAGGTGACTCAACCGAATACGATTTATTAGGTAAGTGGGCTAATTTTGATTGCCAAGGATACAATTCTGTAGAAATAGGTGTTAGAGAAGGTCTCGGTACAAAAGTAATTTTAGATAATATAAAAAATAATTATATTCATATTGGTATAGATCCATATGCTGATTTAGAATATCAGCATACAGACAATGATGCTGAAACAAAATGGAATGGTAAATCTACTCCACCAACTTATTCTGATGCAATGAGAGATACTATGCTCAATGATTTTAAATGGTATCGTAATCAAGGAAGATTTTCATTAGCAAATATGCCTGATTACTTATTTATGACAAATCCTTCATACAATGAAAAAATATATGCGTTTGTGCATTTTGATGGACCACATACAACAAAAGCTGTAATAACTGAAGCTGTTTGGTTTGCAAACAGATCAGCACCACATACTAGATTTGTGTTTGATGACTATGATGTTTTTGATATGCAACTAATCATAAATGTATTAGATAGGTTCGGATTTAAACCAATTGAAAAAGGTAACAATAAAATTTTATTAGAAAAAAATGGCAGCGATAATTGATCCATATAGCGCCGATGTTTTAAAAAAACATCTTGAAAAAAGAATTGCGTCTATCAAAGACCATATATGTTATGGGGTGGACACAATAGAAAAACTGCAGTATGCTAGGGGGAAACTCAGTTCCCTAGAGGAACTGCTTCAGGACGTAAAAGACGACCTGCAAACGGAGGACAATGATGGTACAGATAATCAAACCTAAGTCACAACCACAATCAAGTGGAGAGACACAGGCAGATAAAATTCCCACAGATCCAGACGGCATTAAGAAATATCTTGAGGTCATTCCTGAGCCGGTAGGCTATAGGATGTTAGTACGTCCATATCAACCTGCTGAAAAAACAAAAGGTGGAGTTATTCTTGCGGATACGACAAGAGAAACTATACAAATGACCACTGTTGTTGGATTAGTAGTAAAAATGGGAGATCTTTGTTTTCAAGACAAAGAAAAATTTCCTACTGGGCCTTGGTGTAAAAAAGGACAGTTTGTTGTTTATGGAAGATACTCAGGTTCAAGATTTCAAACAAAATATGGTGAACACCGTATTTTAAATGACGACGAGATTATAGGAACAATAAAAGATCCCCAGCATATCCTCCATTTATTTTAGGAGGAAATAATGGAAAACATAAACGTTGAAGAAACGCAACCGAAAAAATCTAATGAAGTTGATTTAGATACTGACGGTGTTAATGAACAAGATGTTCAAATCAAACAAGAAGAAACAAAAAAAGAAGAAGCACCAAAATTAAATGTTGGTGAAGTTGATTTAGGTTACACTGATCACTCTAAAAATAATCTTGATGCTAAAGTCAAAGTTGAAGAAGAAAAAGTAGAAACGAAAGAAGAACCAAAAGAAAAAGTTGAAGAGAAAAAAGAACAAACAAAACCTGCAAACTTAAAAAAGAAAAAAGAAGATTATCAATCTAGAATTGATAAATTAACTTTTAAAGTAAGAGAATCTCAGAGAAGAGAAAAAGCAGCTGTTGATTATGCAAAAGGTTTACAAAAAAAGTATGATGTAAGTCAGAAGAAAATTAATCAAACAGACGAACAATATCTAAAAGAATTTGATGCAAGAGTAGATGCACAAAGAGAACAAGTTAAATCTGTTTTGAAGTCAGCTATTGAAGCTCAAGATTCTGAAAAAATAATGGAGGCTAACGATAAGTTAACTCAATTAGCAGTTCAGAAGGAAAAAGCTAGATTAGAACTTCAACATAGGTCTGAGTTGAAAGAACAAGAAAAAGAAAATCAAAAGGCAGACACAAACGTAAACAATCAACAAAACGTAGAAGCACAAACTTCTTCTGTAAGTGATAATACTAATAAAATTAGCACAAAAGCTAAACAATGGGCTGAAGATAATCCTTGGTATGGTAATGATGAAGTGATGACAAACGCTGCACAAACTATCCACGCTAATGTAGTGACCGAGGGTATTGAAGTCGATAGTGATGAGTATTATAATGAGATAAACTCAAGGCTAAGGAAGTATTTTCCTTCGTCTTTTGAGGAAAAAGAAGAACAGCCAAAAAAAGAGCAAAGGAAACCCGTCCAAACCGTTGCTTCGGCTGGGAGACAACAAGACGGACGCAGAACTGTGAGACTCACGGCCTCACAGGTGGCTATTGCTAAAAGATTAAACGTGCCACTAGAAGAATACGCTAAATACGTGAAGGAGGATAAATAATGAGCGAAAAAGAAATAAAAAGAACTTCACGCGGGTCTGAGACAAGAGCAAAAAAAGAAGCTCCTAAACCTTGGACACCACCATCGAGTTTGGATGCACCCAAAGCGCCAAACGGCTTTGTTCAGAGATGGATAAGAGTCGAAAGTATGGGTTTTGAAGATACATCAAATGTATCTAAAAAACTTAGAGAAGGTTGGGAATTTGTTAGAGCTGAAACTTTGAAAGAAGAAATAGGTGACAATCAATTTCCGATCATAGCCAAAGGGCAATACGCTGGGTTAGTTGGAACTCAAGGCCTTGTGCTGGCAAGGATACCGGAAGAAATCGCTGAATCGCGTTCTGCATATTTTAAACAAATATCTGCAGATCAATTAGGCGCGGCTGACAACGATTTGATGAAGGAGCAGCAACCTGGAATGCCTATTAATATTGATAGACAATCTAGGGTAACTTTTGGTGGTGGGCGAAAACAATAATTTATTTGTAATAGCTACCATCTATATTTGTAAACTTAAAAGGAGACATAACAAATGGCAAATGTATCAGAAAAATACGGATTGAGACCAGTTCGTAAAATAGATGGTAGTCCATTCATTAATGCTCAAAACAGATATAGAATTGCGTCAAACTATGGAACAGCAATTTTCCAAGGTGATTTAGTAGTCGCTGTAAACGATGGAACAATTGCAAGACATACTGCGAACACTTCTAATCCTGTTATTGGAGTATTTAATGGTGTGTTCTACACTGATCCAACAACTCAAAAGCCAACGTACAAAAATTACTATCCTGGTAGTATAGTTGCGTCTGACATTGTCGGTACTATTATCGATGATCCAAACGTAGTATACAAAATTGATAGTGACGGCGCTTTTGCAGTTGCGGACATCTTTAAAAACTTCTCAGTTACAAACGTAACAGGGAATACTCAAACAGGTATATCTAAAGTTCAATTAGACTACTCAGTTTCAGGTGTTGCTTCTACTTTCGTAGTACAAGCAATTGATATCTCACAAGATCCTGATAACGATGAGGCAGGCTCAGCGAACGGTGATATTCTTGTTAGAATTAACAATCACTTCTACCGTCAAGGTGGAACAGGTCTATAATAGGAGAATAAAATTATGGCAATATCAAGATCACAACTAGTTAAAGAACTAGAGCCAGGTTTGAATGCACTATTTGGCCTGGAGTACAATAGATACGACAACGAGCACGCAGAAATCTTTAATACAGAGACATCTGACAGAGCTTTTGAAGAAGAAGTAATGCTTTCAGGTTTTGGTGGCGCAGCTACTAAAGCTGAAGGTGCTATGGTGACTTTTGACCAAGCAACAGAAGCGTACACTTCTAGATACTCACACGAGACAGTTGCTCTCGCGTTTGCTATCACTGAAGAAGCGATCGAAGACAATCTATATGACAGATTAGCTGGTAGATACACTAGAGCGTTAGCAAGATCTATGGCACACACTAAGCAAATTAAAGCTGCCACAGTTCTTAACCAAGCGTTCGATACAGCTAACGGTGGTGATGGAAAAGCACTTTGTGCAACAGATCACCCATTAGCAAATGGTGGAACATTCAGAAATGAATTAGCTACTGCTGCTGACTTAAACGAAACATCATTAGAGCAATCGTTAATCGATATTGCTGCTTTTGTTGACGAAAGAGGATTAAAAATCGCTCTTCAAGGTAGAAAATTAATAATTCCAAAAGAATTACAATTTACTGCTGAAAGATTGATGAGAACTCCTCAAAGAGTTGGAACTGCAGACAATGACATTAACGCAATCGCAAATATGGGAATGATTCCTGAAGGATACAGAGTTAACCACTTCTTATCTGACACGGATGCGTTCTTCATAATGACAGATGCGCCTAATGGTCTAAAACACTTTGTAAGATCGCCAATTAAAACTGCGATCGAAGGTGATTTCGACACTGGTAACGTAAGATTTAAAGCTAGAGAAAGATACAGCTTCGGCTTCTCTGACCCTAGAGGAATCTTCGGTTCTCCAGGTACTGCGTAATCGTAATTAAAATTTACGAAATATTAAGGGCGGTCTTTATGGCCGCCCTTTTTTTATGTATAATCAAAATACTATATAAATTAATTAGAACATAGACGCGTATAGTCGACGGCCTAGAGACTATGTTCACAAAACTAGGAGGATATAATTATGGCAAGTACAACTTTTAATGGACCGGTAAGGTCTGAAAAAGGTTTCCAAGTTGCAACAAAAAACGCAACTACAGGAGCAATTACTACTAGAATGAGTTCAGGAATGCCTGACTTAACTGGTTTAACTAAAAACGATTTAGCAACAGGTGCTAACATCACTTTAACAGCAGACGCAATAAACATTGTTGATTACACAGGTGCAGCTGCTTGTGCGGCAGCATTACCAGCGGCTACACAAGGAACAATTGTTATTTATGCGCAAGCAAAAGATACAACAGGTGGAACTAACACTTTAACTTTCAATGCAGCTGGAACTGATGTTTGGGCGACAGGTTCAGTAATTGAATCTAGAGCTGCTGCAGAAGTTGATTTTGATATCTCTGCTGCAGGTGAAACACAATTAGTTTTCACTCCTGCAAACGCAGCCACTAACTTATTCACAACAGGAAGTATGATTGCTTTCATTTGTTATGAAAAAGGAACGTGGACAATCGCTTCAAAAATGGGCGGTGCAGCTGACGCTACGACAGGTGCATTTGCATTTGCAGCGTAATAATTAATTAGTGTGGGCCTTCGGGCCCACATAAATTATAAGGAGAAAAAATTATGTATATGGGTGATGTAAAATCCAAAACGTTCATAGACGATAACGCTGAGTCAGCTACCTATGTGGCTGCAGCGGCTAGACCTACGTCTACTTTTACTTTAGCCAATACTTCTTTCGGCACAAACACTGCTAGAAAAATTACTGCGACTACTGCAGGCGATGAGTCTACAATCACAGTAACCATTGTTGGAACTGATGAGGACGGTGACGCATTAACTGAGGTAATTACATTACCTGGTTCTGCTTCAACGACATCAGGAACAACTGGAGCATTTGCAACAATTACTTCTGCAACTGTTAGTGCTCAACCTGCTGCCAACGTTTCTTTAGGAATGACGGCAGATGTCTTTGGATCTATCTTTGCAGGTAGAACTAGAGTTAGACAGGTTAATGCTGCTTCAGGCGGTGCGATAGGAAGTGTTGATTTTAGAAATGGTAGTATCACAGGTTCAGCATTGTTAACAGTTAGAACACAAGCCACTGCAGGCGACATAAATACTGTCAACATTCCTCAAGATGGAATATTATATAAAGACGGTGCTTATGTTCAATTCAGTGAAGCTAATGCTAACTCTGTTACAGTATACTTTGACAGTTAGGAGTTAAATGGATCTGTACACAGCAGAACTTTTGAAATTAAAAAGAGGAGGCGATGTTCAGCCTCCTCGTAGTAAAAAATATTATCGAGCAACTAAAGAAGGTGCCGGTATGACTAAAGCAGGAGTTGCTAGATACAGGAGAGAAAATCCTGGGTCGAAACTTAGAACTGCTGTAACAGGAAAAGTTAAGAAGGGATCTAAAGACGCTAAGAGACGTAAATCATTCTGCGCTAGAAGTGCAGGACAAATGAAGAAGTTTCCAAAAGCAGCTAAAGATCCTAATTCAAGATTAAGGCAAGCTAGAAGGAGATGGAAATGTTAAAAAAAATTTGGGAAAAAATTAAAAAAACTTGGGAAAGTATAATTAGTAAATTTTGGGTAGATTAATGTTTAGATGGTTTAGTATAATATTGGTGTGTCTGTTTACAAGCACTTTGTTTGCTTCAACAACACAGAACAACACAAGCGGATCGAATACTTCGATTACGGGTGGCTATACTAATGCTACAACCTACGAATCGGGAAGTTCGTCAAGTTCTACGACAACTAACAATTCTACATCTAATATTAGATCAGCCCCACCTACATCCTCTGCACCAAGTGTTAATGCCGGAGGTATGGATATTTGTGCTGTAGGTGTTTCAGCAGGAGTTCAAACCTTTGGTTTAGGTGTATCAGGAGGAAAACACTTTAGAGATAAAAATTGTGAAAGAATAAAACTAGCAAGAGAATTATCTAATCAAGGTATGAAAGTTGCAGCGGTATCAATGCTTTGTCAGGATGAAAGAGTCTTTCAAGCCATGCATCACGCAGGCACACCTTGTCCTTTCGAAGGCAAGATAGGTAAAGAAGCAACACAAGCTTGGCAAAAATACGATCAGTTAAGACCTGACTATAATTTATATGTCAAAGAACTTAAAATTATAGAGGAGGCTAATGAAAAAGCTAATAACAATTCTGGCGATATTCGTATCGACAACGCTGAATAGTGCTGAAACGACTACTCAAAATCTCTTGGATACGAACTTTGATAACGGAGGTTGGTCGGGAACTGCCGACGGTAGGCATGGTAGTAGCGTTGTTGCTGCTGAGCATGATGTTTACATCGAGTCTAGTTCTATTAGTCTTAGAACTGATGCATCTTTAACCGAAGAACAAATTCAATACGGTTTTACAACAAACCACAGTTTTGAATACTGGCATTGGAATGATTACGAATCTAATGTACAGTCAACACAAACAATAATAGGAGCAGATGGTGAAACAATCACGCAAATTAGAAATTATAGCAGCACTGGTTGTGGCTACCTTAATTGCGGTTCTTATAGCACTGGTTCTGATAGTGTGGTGGTATCATCAAATCTACAAACAGATTACGATGTTTCAATTAGATATGATTTCACAGACACTAGCTTTGCTACAAATAGCCATTATGGGGTCGACCTCCGTAACCCCTCCCTCACTATAACTTACGAATCTGATCCAGTTGTTTTAGATAATACAACAACTGCGTTTTTAAACTCTACCTTTGATGACATCACTCAAGATTTAAAGTTTGAAGATCTGAAGTTTGAAGACGAAATAAAATTAGAAGACAACTTTACATTTGCTGAACCTATGTTTGAAACATTTGATGAACCCAAAATGGACGAACCTAGATTAGAATCATTCCAAACTTTTGATGAACCCAAAATGGACGAATTTAAAGATGAACCTACAATGGAAGAGTTTGCAGATGATCCAATGATGGAAGAATTTATTGAAGATATGCCAATGGAAATGGTAGAGGAAAAAGAAGAAAAACCTGTAGTAGAAGAATCAATGGAAGTTGTAGAAGATGAAAAACA